ACATAGTGCTCTATAAAATAGATAGGATCATTACTACATCTTATAAATTCTGCAATTTGCTCCTCTGTATATTCATGTGGGACAAGAGCTGTTTTAAGATTAGGATTTCCTTTATAAACTTCAACCATCTAAAAATACTCCTTCGATATGTGTATATCCTAAATGTATCGCTGCTTTAACTCGACTGTTGCCTCGCCACACATCATAATCTTTCTGGACATATAATACTCCACCTGCACCGTATTTAGGTTTATCCGTTATCATATTTCTACGGTCTCTTATTTCTACTGGATGAAGCATCACCCCAGTTTTCACAACATCTTCATTAATTTCCCGTGCATTGACGATTTTTAAATCAGATATTTTAAAAGAGTGAGTGTTAGGCTGTTTCTCTTGTGCTCTCAACACTTTCATGTTTATTCTTTAAAAGCGCTTGAAGTTCTTTAGTTGAACCAACAAACAATGCATTAGTAACATTCTTAGGACCTTTATCAGGCACCTCTTTTAATTGTTGCATTTTTTGTTGTAAGTCAGCTAATTTTTCTGTAACTTCCGCAACAGTTTTGATTAACTGTCCCGCAACTTCATACGTTCTAGGGTGTTCAGATTCTTTAGCTAAATCTAAGATGCCCGTAATTGCATCCTGCCCTCGCTCAACAAGGCTGTAGAAGTTTTCCCGACTATACTGATAGTCTATGTCTACTTCTTCTTCCCTATCGCTCACCGTCGCTGGGAGTGTCTGAGGGGCGGGTTTAGGGTCTAAAATTTCTTGTTTAATACTTTGTGTTAACCCTAATGCATCATTCAAAGCGTCATCAATATTACTCATACCCATTCCGAAGTTGTTTCATTAAAACCAAAGTTGTCATCACCAAGAGAAGCATCTACAGTTGATTGTACTGTAAATCTTTGCACACGCTCTGGAGTTTCTGACGGGAGATTTGCATATGTATCCACTTGAACCTTTGTAATAGGCTTCGCAGTTGTAACAGGACCATATACATACGCTTTGGCAGTAAAATCAAATGTATAAATTAATGCTCGTCGTTCTTGAAAAGATCCCTCATATGTATCTTCATACCCAATATTATTTAAGATAATAGGCACATCTCTGATTGTATTCATCTCAGGAACTTCTTTAATGGATACAGTATATTCGGGTTGAAAATATGGTAGTATTTGTTCTACAATTTGAATACCATCATCACTATTTTTAGCCATAACAAACAATTCAAAACCAACATTATAAGGTACAGGCGAATACTGAATACTCATCTGTTTCAATTTTTCATCTGTAGTATTGGCTACTTTCTTTTTCTTTATGATACGATTTAACTTTCGAGCAGGGTCATAACTAAACCCATTTATCTCAAAACCAATACGAGGTAAAGTCATAGCAATAGCCTGATTATCATTCGGATTTTGTTCCAAACGAATTATAAATTTTTGTTTCGGGCCATAGGCTAAGGGAACTTTTAAAGTTTGTGCCTCGGTCCCGGCTGCGTTTTTACGAGTAATAGTTAAATCGTTAAACAATGATCCAAATGCAATAATTGTTTTTCGTAAACTCTCGTTATAAAAGGAATGTCCTAACATTTTTTATCTCCGTTTACATACCATCTGTAGGTTCACCGAATGGATTAGTTTCAGAGAAATCTAGTATAGCTGTTGCTTGCGTATTTAAGTATTCGTTATCTGAACCTGTATCTAATGTAGAGATTCTAAAATCTTCACTAATGATAAACCATGCATAGTAAGAATCTGAATCTTCTGTAAGTATTGCTGAGAACCCTGTCTGGTTTTCTCCAAGCAGCATAGAACCAGCACCATCTGTCGCATCTTGTAATTGAATAACACCACTGCCTGGCCAGGCACCACTATAAGTGCCTCTCTCAATAGCAATTTGTTGATTGAATGTAGTTGTTGAACTTTGCTCTCCCAAGAATTGCCAATCCAAAGCATCCGTAGAGTATTTAGTTTCAATCGCATCTATATCAGCAACACCCGTATCAAGGTCTTCCATAGAGTATTCGACTGTACGGGCATAAAGTTTATATACGGGTATGTTGTCGACCTGATAGAATGGATCATCTATGTCTACAAAACTAATCTCAAACAACCTTTTCTGTGTAGGCATATAAATCCAATCGCCTTCATTAGGTTGTGTTGTACTAATAAGGTTAGCATCATGTGATACTAAATCTAACCAACGTCGCCGAGAAACAGTAAAGGTAGTTTCATCTCTAATCTCCAACCCAAAGCGAGTTATAATTTCTTTCTCGCCTTCATAACCTTCTACCGTATCCATATACATCTCTATCATATAAGCATCAGTAAATTTTGATAGAGGATCTTCTCCAAAGAGCTCGTCTTTATTTACCAAAGTTCGTGGTAGATAATAAACATCGTGGCCATAAATCTGTAATGCTTCTATGATTAAATCTTCATAGAGGTATTGCTCACTTACAGTCCCTTTAGAGAAAAAATGGTTGGTTGGCATAAAAATTATCCAATATCAAAAAGTAAAGGTTCTTCCCATGTTGTCTTTGATTGCTCTTCTAAAGCTTCTATTTCTGTTAGCGCTGTTTCAAAAATTGCACCCCCATTCATAGTCACCCCACCTAACATAGTGACACCATTAAACTTCATTAGGTTCTCTCCCCATTGTCGTTTAATAAGAGCAGTAGCATATTTCTTCAACCATAAATCATTATAGATATCAGTCCATACTGTGGGGTCTAATTTACGATACGCCTCTATGATAATATATTCATCAACATCAATATCACTTCCCCAATCCATATTGATATAAAGGCGATTTTGGTGCACATTAAATTGAATAGGTTTCTCACCCACTAGAAGCATATCAAGCAAATCAAGTTGCCACATTACCATTTGATAATGTATAACTGAAATATCTGAAAAATCATAAAGGTCGTTTAATCGTAATTGATATCGAATATCAAACATATTTAAATTACCACGGTCACTAAAAGGCAATACTCTCAATACACTTTGTACCGATTCAGGCATGGGAAGATATGCCTGCCCAATAGCCCAATCAGCTGTATCCACGCTCGTTACTGTAGCACCTGTAAGATGGTTATAAGCTAATGCTGCAGTAGTTAATACGTTTCCTGTTATTGCAGAATAAGTAACTGTCTCAGCAGCATTCGTTCCATCTGCCGCTATTGTGATAGAGCCTGAAGCAGGAAATCCTGCAACACTAACCAGAGTCACACTTGTATCGGTAGCACTTACTGCACCATCTAAGGTAGTAGTAATTTGATTACCGTCTGTTGCTGTTTCAGTTGTATTTACATCTGCTCGTGCTACATCATCTGCGGTAATCTTGTGTTTCAAATAAACACGTTGCATACCTCCATACTGAAAAGTATAGAAATATTGTAACGCCTCATCTATTCTATCATCTACCTGGTCATCATCCACATTAATATCAATAACAGGATAACCTAATTTTCTTTTACACCAGGTCTTTAATGTTGCTTTTGAATTTGGTATTGCCATATCTTTATCCTAATGCTATTGCCATTATGGTAGCCTTTGTTGTTACTTCAGCATCAGTAGCTCCCTTGTTAGCTACTACTTTAATCACCCCCAAACCATCCTTTGCATACAATTTTTCATCAAATGTATTAAGAGCCACTTCACCCACTTCTAGATCCTGCAAATTAGGAACCGCCAAAGGTTCATCTGACCTTTTTAATTTAATTCTTGTGGCCATTAATATGTGCCTCCGTCTAAACTACCTTCCCACGATACGGTATCTGTGTCGGCATTATAAGTAAGTACATCTCCATCCGTACTGCCTGATAATGCACTAAAGGTATCAGCAGCATTTGCCACTAAAACTGAACCTTTAGCAGCCGTAGTAAGTCCTGTGCCGCCCAACGTAACAGAGACAGTATCCAAATTAAGGGTAACTGTACCACTAGTACCACCACCTGACAAACCAGTACCAGCAACAACACCACTAATATCACCAACGGGTGTAGTACCTTCTGCTGCAACAAATTTATTTACTGAAGCATCCCAGGCTAAGAATTGATGTGTTGCACTTATATTAGTAGCATCAACATCATCCAACCTTTTAAGTAAAACTTCACCAGAACCGTATGTCATACCCTGTTGGCCCCAGCCAACATTTGACAATACCTTTCTTAGTATACCACTAACTCTATTTTCAAATTCAGGATTGTCATAATTTGTAGGAGCTGTTACGACTCCTTCCTCTTCTTCACTTATAGCAATTTGATTAAGATATTGTACAGTTTGTTCTACAGCATTACCTTCAAGTATTTTATATTCTTCAGGTGGTAATTCAGCTTTATGTCTTTCTAATAGACTGGCAACATCATTAACCATCTTCGCCATTTGTGCATTTTTCTGATTGGCGAATAAAGACATTTGCCAATTAGCGTCACCTAATGCAACAGAAGGATTATATGGTTCTAGATTATATTCTTTTCTTACTGGCTCCTTATTATTCATTCTTCCAGCAGCATAACCAATTAATTCTTTTGATAGTTCGCTGACTTCATACTTAGGAGTAACTATTGGAATATTATAATATTTTTCCTGTATAGTAAGAGGCTCTTCTAATATTTCTTCCTCTACTAAATCTGGCTCTATCTTTGGTGGTGCAAACAAATCGACACCAGCAACATGACTGAATAATCCTTTAAGAGCATCAGTTGCTTCTTCAAGAGCGATAGGATCTTCTGAAGCACATAAAGTTTGACCTGTAACTGTATTTTTCAGTCCAATCGCTGCAACTATTTCCCCTGGACCTGCAGATTTAACTTCTTCTCTTGAAT